TAGCTTGCCGTTGATCTTGGGGTACTTCATTATCTGGTAACTGTGTGTCAGGTGACCAACACGTAGGTACCGCAACCCTATTGGGGTCATACGCATCGCCATAGTAAGCGCGAGATACTGGGGCGGCATTAACTATCACCACATCCATATAACCTAAATCCCTAGTAACTTCCTCACCGTCAGCTATAACGTGAAACTTACCACCACGTATACTGATTCGGCGTAGTCCGTTGCTACTCATCAGGCGTCATCATCCAAATCTAACTCTAGCTGTTCGTGCATAGAGATTTCAGTTAGATAGTCTTCTTCGGGTGTATGCGCACTGTTCAAAAGTGCCGCTTCAACTTCAGGTAACTTGAAACGATAGGTTGGCCCCACTTTAATATATGTATCGGTGGGAATCTTGTTATTACGTAACCATGCACGGACGGTAGATATAGATACCGAGAAGTGCTTCGCTACATTTTCAATAGGTACAAATGCTACTGACATTACTTCCTCCTTACTGAGACTACATACTCTGAGTCTACGTTAAGCCCTTTAGGTACGAGGGCGGGGTTTTCTTCTAGGAACTGCTTCATGTTCGTTTGGTTGAGTCGCTTATCAAGTAACTCAGGTGCCCCATGCTCTAATACAAACTCGTGCATGTTGCTCCAATCGCTAGTCCAATACCTAGTCTTAGCAGATCGGTAAAACAATCCTGCTGAAGTCTTCACACTATCGACGCCCTGATCTTTACAGTATCCAAGCAAGGCTTTCTTAACCTTGTCTAACTGTTCAGACAGCTTGCCGTCTTCTTCTTTAAATTCCGCAGAAAGTTCCGAACGCTTATCTTTTATCTTTAGATAAACCTTAGTCAACTGTTCAGCGGTAGTATTACTTTCACTCATTACACGCTCCTTTACTAACGGGACGTTCACTTTATTAGCTTATCGTTAGCTAGTCAAGTATTTCTTTGTAAAGATCAATCATCTTTGTGTGAATGTCTATTCTGTTATCTAGCAGTGCGTAAACACGTTTCTCTGCGTGCGACCCCTGTAGCTGCACGACGGTACATTTGTGATCTTGTCCTGATCTGTGTACACGAGCGTTTGCTTGAGCGTATGTCTCCAACGAACTTGTCGGTGCCCACCACACTACTGTGTTAGCCGCAGTCAATGTAACTCCGTGCGCGGCTGATTGAGGTTGTATAACCAACACACGAGGATCATCAGCTTCTTGGAACCGTTTAAATATCTCCGTACGTTTACCTGCACTAACATCCCCACGGATAACTTCTGTTGATATATTATCTTCTCGTAGATTGGCGGTAAGCATGTCTATAGTGTGCTTGAACGGTACAAACACTAATACTTTTTTACTCGACTCGTCTATTACTTCACGTAGTACCTTGTAGCGTGGGGATATATCGAACTCTACTGCGTCCCCCTTGTCGGTATACACTGCACCTGCGGATATTTGCAGTAACTTGTTCATACCGACCGCCGCGTTAACTGCTGTGACTTGTTCTCCTGCCGCCTCCATTACCATCTTGTTCTTCAGTTCTTTGTAGTACTTCAACTGCTGTCGGGTAAGCGGTACTTCTCTTTTGGTGTACACCATAGGTGGTAGGTCAAGGCACTCGTCTTTGGTAAACCGTATAGCCGGTTGCAGTATCCTATGCACGGTTGTCGTGGCATCTTCTTTCGGCACCCACTTAAAGTTTGTAACCTTTCTCATCACTTGGTCGCGGAACGAACCAAAGAATCTAGGCACGCCCTTGGGATTAACGAGTTTAGCTATGCCATACGCATCGGTAGGACTTTGCGCGGCGGGAGTACCTGTCATCATCCATAGCCATGTGCTTGGCCCGATTAACTTATTTAAGGTCTTCCATCGCTTTGTCTGAGGGTTCTTGTAGTGAGTAGCTTCATCCACAATGATAAGGTCAAACCCTCCGTTGGCTACTGCGTCCGCTACAATCTCTACCCCGTCATAATTTATTATCACGTACTCAGCATCGCCTTCTATTATCTTTGCGCGTTTAGCCTTAGCTCCATATGCCACGTCTACTTTACGGTGCATGGCAAAACTAAACAGGTCATTGCGCCATGCGGAATCCATGATAGATAGAGGGCATATAACTAACACTCGACGTATTACCCCCTGCTTCATAAGGTAGTCAGACGCCCATATAGCACTGGCTGTCTTGCCTGTACCCTGCTCGTTGAAACAAAAGCTCTTACGGTTTAACGTGAAAAAACTAGCAGTGATCTTCTGATGATCGAACGGTGTGTACTTGCCCGTCCATTCATACTTAGATTCTATTGGAGAGGGCGCGTTGATATTCATGTTACGCAACACCTGCGTTTCTTCTAACCCCCAGTTAACAAGTACTTGGCTGTTAGGTAGTTCCCTACTCTTTGGTATTACCGATGTAACCTTTGCGGGGTTACGTAGCGTAAGTAATAACGCCTTATTATCTACTATCTTCATTTATCGCTCCGATACGAAATAGCATGAAGTGGGTGTCCACGTCACGCGAAAAAATTTAGTAGCCCTGCTTCGTCCACGGATAGGGCTAAGTCCGCATTATGATTCTCATTAGGACTACTCGATTTTATGCCGCATATCTATTGGGGAGCAATAGCGCCGTAAGGAACGGCACGACATCATTTAAAGACGCATCAAGCACGCGTCAACCCATACCAATAGGGAGTTCTTTACTTAGGCTTTCTACTGCCTTTCTTTTTGTAGTTCCGACTACGATTAGTAGAGCTATCCTCTACTGTAACACCGTCTTTGTTGCTTCCGCCATTGACCAAGGCTTTCTTATGACTAACGTCTTTACCTTCACGCTTGTCAGCCTTACCGTTACCATTGGCATCTGCGCCTTCTTTGTCCATCTTACGTCTGGCGCGTTGCCGCTCCATTCTACGTTCAAACGTGTCACTGCCTACGGGGGCGTTGACCTGCTTATTTCTTTTCCTACGCATTAGTTTCTCCCATTGTGTACGCACTCTGTAACAATACAGTGCCTACGACATAACCCACTTTGGTGTGCATTCCACACGTTGTTTTCAAAGGCTTGCTCCATACGACCATAGTCTGACAGCCACTTCTTCCATAGCCTAGGCTCTTCCGGCTTGGAGTAGTCTTCCTTTATTAACTCACCACATACTACAAACAACAACCCACCCTTCACTTTCTCTAGGTCGGGGTACAGCTTAAACATACTCAATGCCATCAGTTCTAACTGGCCTTTGTCTGCGTACCTAGTATTTTTACTTGTCTTGTAGTCTACTACATAAGCTGTTTTAGTGCGCTTGTTTAGGATAACTAAATCCGCTATGCCTCGCCACCATACGTTGTCATCTCGAAACCCACACGGCTCAAGGTTCTCAGTAAGTCCCATCTCCAACTCGCACAGCTTTTCACCTTCCATGCCATTCAGTACATCAAGTACATCTTTACAGTAGTTGTACTCAGGGGGTAACGGCTTACCATCCCTAATGTATTCCTCTGCGGCTAGGTGTACGGCAGTGCCATATAGCATGGCTTCTGTCTCAGATTCCCTGTAATCCTTGGCAATCTTCAGGTGGTAAAACTTCTTAGGGCATTGTTCAAACGACTTGATTTTAGAGAACGACCACGGTGCAATACTCATTTTGGTTCCTTACTCTTTAGGGCGCGTGCGACTACTATCAACTCGGTTATTAACACTTGTAGCATTTCCCCGTCTAACATAATAGTGTCTTTATGCTCCGTAGTGCCTTCCACCTCACACTGCTCTATAAGTATTATTTCTTGCCCGTCTTTGGCCTCACCTACTACTATAGCCATGTAATTTCCGTCAGTTTCGGGGTACTCCCCATTAGGTAGGGGGTTAGATACTTCTTTCCCGTGCTTAAACTTGTTTATGTCTGTTACTCTACCCATAATAAATCATCCCCAATACAAGCATAATAGTTGAGATACTACACATAGTTATTATATACAGCTTACTAACTACAACGGGGTGACTTAAATAAGTTTTAAGGTTGGTCACCGCAGACGATAGGTTAAGTCCTAGCGACTCTCTGCGAGAGTTACTTATCGCTGTATCCGCAAACTTATGCGCTTCTTTCATAGCTTTTTCTATATCATTCATTCTGCCGCCTCCCCGTAAGATTTACCTGTATCCGACTCACATGTTATAGGCAAGCCCTCTGCCCATGTAGAAGTAGTGCTCATGCAATCTTCTATGTACTGTTTGGCCTGACTAAGTTCGGTCTCTGGTACACAACATACCACGGAATCGTGAACCGTCAAAGCTACCTTGTATTTCTTAGCTATTGCTAACATCTGATCACCAATGATACATCTCGCTACCGCTTGGCATATGTTCTCTGCTACCTTACCACCATATATTCTGGTGTATCCACGGCGCGTTCTGTACTTAAACTCTGGGCCACGTTCACCCTGCTCATACTGTAAGTCGTCATAGCGCATCTTCAAGCCAGAGGGTAGTAGTACCCAACCGTTACGCCCGTCTACCCCATACTTGATTATATCGTTGGGGCCAAAGCTACCTGAGTTACCACGCGACATCTCTATTAACATGTTCTGACATGCACGCCAGAAGTGGTTTATCTTCCAGTTGGCATCGCGGTAGATACTTACTACCCTACGTGCCTCCTCAACCTCCATGTGAGTTCCGAACGATTGTAATTGATCTGCAAATCTAACTGCGCCCATACCATAACCGCAACCTAGGATTGTAGTCTTACCAACAAAGCGTTGCTCCTTGGTAACATCTTCTTCAGGTATGTCGTATATCTTCGACGACATCTTTATGTAAACGTCTTCACCGTTCAGGAAAGCTAATACTAAATCATCCTGCCCTGCCAACCACGCTAGTACTCGGGCCTCAATCTGCGACGAGTCACAGTCAATCATCATGTAGCCTTCGGGGGCAAGCATACTGTTCTTTAACTTCTTACCATTAACACCACGGCTAGGTAGGTTTTGGATGTTGATCTTGTCATCGCCTCCCCACCTACCAGTGTGCGCCGCGTAGTATCTTACGGGTACCGGGAGAAGCCCGCGTTTAGCTATACCTATAAACCTCTCAGTACGTGATTCTTCTAGCGTACTCTTAGTGCCTAACCGTGACGTTACCAGTGCCTGTACACGTGGGTCTGAATGATTCTCCAACGCCTTGAACTGCTCATCGTTCTTAGCAAACGCGTAGGTCTGCTTGCCCGTAGTCAGGCTAGTCTTCATAGGAGGTATAACATCTAGCCCTATAAGTAACTCAGCAAACTTAGGGTTGCTCATCAGGTCTTTCTTTGTCGCACCAGAAGAAGTTATTAAGTCTTCTTTAATCTGCTTGGTATTTTCTAGGTGATGCTCTAGTAGTCCCAAGTCCAACTCCAACACTGGCTCTACGAACATACGCAACGTGCAGTCTATCAAACGTAGTTCTCCCTTCGGAAACATGTTACCCAAGGCCATACGGTTAAACAACTTATAGGTTAACTCTACATCGTTTATGCAGTAGTCCCCGTACCTGTCTAATTCTTCTTCGGTAAAGTCGATACGTCTTTTTCCAAGAGCATCAAGTACTTCTGTTCCCTTGTCCCCAATATCATATCGTTGAGCAAGTACAGCGAGAGAGCCGCCAACTTCCACGCCATGCAAAGCACGAGCAATACATAAAGTGTCAGTAAGTAAGCGAGGGTGAACATCAAACGTCCAAGACAAAATAGCGCCATCAAACAAAGTATTGTGAGCCAAAAGGACAGAACTAGCCCAGTCAAACGTGTGGAGGTAATCTTTGATCTCAGCATGAGTGCCGCTTGCCCATTCGGTGTCCCCGTTGTTTATCTTAACACCTACACCGATCACCTCAAAGCGAGGATCACGGATATAGGATTCGGTTGTCATCTTGCGTAATGAAAAGTCTTTGTCGTAATACGTTTCAAAGTCTACGGTTATTAAATCCATTAGCTATACCGTACCAACTTTAAATACTTCATAAAACGCTTTTACCTCCCCCCTAGATACCCCTGTGTCATCAGAGGTTCGTCGTACTGTGTTATTACCTTGTGCAGGGTCAGTAAAGTACTCATATAATCGTCTCAAGTTCTCAGAACTAATTTCTACATCATTCAATACATTCATCGGTTGTTTCCTCTTCGGTTTATTAAATATCTCATCTTTGGAATAGAACACCTTCTCGTAGTTGTCCCAGTAGGTCGGCGCTGTTGGACGTTGGCGGCTACCCTTACTCACTTTCAACTCCTTCTATTAACTTGTTTAGGTACCATTGCGCTTTCTTTAAGTCCTCTAGCGGCTTGTCCTTACGCTCGTACCTCCAAAGGTATTTCAGGCAAGCACCTTTGCAGTAACCCTTGAATGCTTCGGGTGTCATAGACTCTTGTATCCCCTCAATGCATTCGACCTTGCCGTAGGTATAGTGGCTTGGGCTGTTTACCATGTCTTCTTCTGGCGTGTCCCATGCCTCTAGCCCTGTCTTTTCTATAGCAGGGATTTCTTCCTGTAACCTTTCCCAATCTTGGGGGGTGGCATCATTTATGCTCATTCGCTTGGCTCCTCTTCCCCTATAAAGTATTCAGCTATATGACATTCTTCGGAGAAACGATTGGTCACTGCAAGCGTCCTCTTATTTATCGTATGCCCTTCCTTTTTTAGTTCGTATATTCTTGCGGCTAGTCGCGTGATACCTAATTCACGAAAAGAGTCTAATGTCGTGATTGTCTTGCCGTCTTCTAGCCAATTCAATACTCTGTGTGCTTGTGTCATGCTATCCTCCTAGGATTAGTTCAACGTCATTCATGTTGTCTTCGTTTACTACGCACGCGATTCCGTACGCTTCGCTTATCTCTTTGAGATTCTTTTCCTGTAGTGCTGTTGGCATGTTCTTACCTGCCTTACATTCAATCCCAAAGAACTTACCTTTGTAGCATCCAACTATGTCAGGTACTCCGCTCTTACCGTATCCCCCAGTAGCAGGGAAAAAGTAGTAGCACCCTAACGTCTTTAGCTGTTCAACTATCTTCTTCTTTACCTTCCCTTCCGGTGTCATCGCCATCGTCTGCCCCTTGTGTCGGTATTAGTTCCTCGTGCCGCCTTGCCGCCCATGCACGCTCTTTGTCTCCTACTATCAGCGAGGCACCATAGGTCATCACGCAGAAACCTACTATCAACACCACGCCAAACAAACATGACAATACTTGACCTACCATATGCTCACCTATATATCCAAAATGTATGTTCGTCGATGCGCCTCCCTATACCTT